CGTAGCCGAAGATATGGATTAACCGATGGCAAACGAGCAATACCTAATGGGCAATGACGGCCAGTACATTCAAGGCGCTGCCTTTGAAGGTGAGATGGCTGATGACACCCTTCTGAATAAGTTCAAGAAAAAGAAGGAGTCCAAGGAGCTAGTTGCTTGGGTTAAGTCTGAATACGAGAAGCTAAAGGCTAACCGTAAAACAGACGAGCAAGAGTGGTATCTCCAGATTGCTTTCTACAACGGATTCCAGTACCACGCCTGGCAGACCATTGGCTCAGGGCAGGTTCTACGTGAAGAGCCAAACCCTGCCAACCTGCCTCGCATCATGATTAATCGCATCGAACCAATCATCAGAACTGAGATTTCCAAGACCACCTCTGGCCGTCCATCGGCTCAGGTAGTCCCAGCCAGCAACGACGATGATGACCTAATGGCAGCATCTGCAGCTGAGCAGGTTTGGCAGTCTATCTATGACAAGCAGAACTTCCAGACCGACGTGCTCCAGAAAGCAGAGTTCTGGCGTGCGACAACTGGCAACGCATTTATCAAGACTTTCTGGGATGGCGGAGCAAGGCAGATTGAGCCAACCGCTGTCACTGACCCATTCACAGGTGAGAAGACTGTAATCCAGCAAGAGGTGTCTACTGGAGATGTAGACTACGAAGTTGTTTCACCGTTCCACTTGTTCGTTCCAGACCTCTCAGAAGAAGACATCGAAGAGCAGCCATACATATTTAATGTGTACTCAAAGAGTGAGCAGTGGGTAAAGTCCACGTTCGGCAATGTTCTACCAAAAGACTTTAAGCCAACCAAGATAGCCTCAAGTGAGATTTTCGATGCTGCGCTTATGGACCAAAGAAACACCGCTAATCAGAAGCCTGACAGCGTTCTAGTTATTGAAATGTGGGCAAAGCCAAACGGTTGCCCTTACCTACCAAAGGGTGGCCTAGTCACCATCGTCGACAATGAGATTGTTCAGTTTGCTGAAAATGGCATCCCTTACGCTCACAAAAAGTATCCGTTCGCACACACTCACACTATCCCTACAGGTAAGTTCTACCGTCGTGGCGTAATCAAGAACTTGATTCCTCTACAGCGTGAATACAACCGTGTGCGTTCGCAAATAATACAGGCGAAGAACCTTATGTCGAAACCGCAGATGATGTACCAAGAGGGTTCGGTTGACCCACGTAAAGTGACAGCCCGCCCAGGTATCTGGATTCCAGTCCGCCCAGGTTTCTCTATGCCTTCGCCTGTACCTATTCAGCCCCTGCCTAACTACGTGCTAAACGAAGTGAGGCAACTAGAGGCAGACTTCGAAGACCTGTCAGGTCAGCATGCTGTATCTCGAGGAGAAAGCGGTGGAGTTACAGCGGCCACTGCAATCAACTACTTGCAGGAACGTGACGACGCATACCTAACTTCGGTATTCAACTCAGTTGAGGCTGCAATCGAAAAAATCGCAAAGCAGTCGCTAAGCCTATTTGTTCAGTACGTAGATGAGCCACGCCTAGTGAAGGTAGTGGGAACTGATGGTGCATTTGATGCCCAAATGCTCTCAGGCTCTGACATTGCTTCAGGTCTAGACATCAGAGTTGAGTCTGGCTCAGCGCTTCCAACCAGCAAGTCTGCTAGACAGGCTTTGATTACTGACTGGATGAAGATGGGCTTCATTACACCTCAAGACGGCCTACGCATCCTAGACATGGGTATGCTCAAGCAGTACTACAACTTGCTAAAGATTGACGAGAACCAGGCTCAGCGTGAGAACCTCATGATGAAGAAGCTGACTCAGCAAGAGGTCGAGCAGTTCCAGTCTGAGTGGGAGCAAGGTGTCGCTAATGGTGACCCAGACAAGACCGTTCCAGGACAGGTCGATGCTAATGGCCAGCCTATTGGCCTCGCAGTTCCATCTGTCATCTCCGTCAACGCTTGGGATAACCACGCAATGCACGTCGAGATTCACAACCGTTTCCGCAAGTCCCAGAGCTACGAGATGCTGGAGCCACAAGCCAAGGCTGAGTTCCAGAAGCACATCTCAATGCATGAGCAAGCGTTGCAACAGCAGATGATGCAACAGGCTATGATGGGACAAACAGAACAAGCTCCAGCTGCACCACAAGGTGATGCTGGTGAAGCCCCTCCACAGGCTGGCTTCGACCAAACACAAATATAAGGAATAACGAATGACTGATGAGACGCAGGTAGAGGCACCTGAGCAGGCTGAGGCTCCAGAAGTTGAAGCTCCCGAGGTAGAAGCACCACAAGAGGCTGAATTTAAGCCACACCCAGCTCACGAGAAGCTGCTAAGTGAATTACCAGAAGCTTGGCACCAAAAGGTTCTGCCACACCTACAGGAGCAGGACAAGTACTTCCAGCAGGAAATTGAGAAGTACAACCCATACAAAGAGTTTGTAGAGCAAGGCGTATCGCCTGAAGTTCTACGTGGAGGCGTGAACCTAGCTAAGGCTATCGAGTCACAGCCTATGGACGTATATGACTCCCTGACTACTTACCTAAAGCAGAATGGTCTTTTGGCTGAGGATGCCAAGCAGGCTGCTAAGCAGATTATGGAAGATGAGTCTGGCGAAGACTTCGACGAAATCTTTGAAGGTGAGCAAATCTCTCCAGCTCTAAAGAAAGAGCTAGATGAGCTAAAGTCTCTTCAGCAGCAGCAGCAGGATTACATGTATGAGCAGCAGCTTGAGAAGGAAACAGCTTCAGAACTTCAGAGACTAGAGTCCGACATGGCTCAAGCTAAGTCTCAGTACAACATCACCGAAGCTCACGAAGTTGCAATCTACGACTTGATGAACGCTGCTATTAATGCAGGACGTGAAATCACAGTCTCGGATGCGGTCAAGCAATTGTCAGGAATGATTCCTGGTGGGCTAGGCGCTGCAGGTGCCGTCAAGGCTCCAAGTGAGCCAGCTCCGACTATTGTTGGTTCAGCTGGTGGCGCTGGAGTACAGGCTCAGAACCTTCAGGTTCCTAAAGACGACGACGCTAAGCGTGCAATGTTGGCTCAGATGTTTGACCAATATAAGAAATCAGCACAATAAGTTTTTACATTATTTGCAGCAATAGTTGCAAACTGTAGTGTTAGACTGGTAGAAGTCCAATGTACAGCCCCTAAGAGGGTCAGGGCAAGCGGCGAATTTATTTGTTAATTGTTATCTAACTCTTAGGAGAGTGAAATATGGCTGGTCAGGGAATTCTGACTTTTGCCTCTGAGGCTTTGAAGCTCGTTTATGGCGACCTTCACGAGCAGCTCAGGGACAAGACCCCAGCGTTGGACTTCATCAAGTCTTCCGCATCAAACATCACACGCAACGGTAAAGAGGTTGTGTTCGACACCCACATTGGTCGTAACCAGGGTATCGGTGCACGTAACGTTCGTGAGAAGCTACCTACTGCAGGTGCACAGAAGTACAAGCAAGCTCACCTATACCTAAAGAACCTATACGGTTCAATTGAGGTTGACGGTCAGCTATTCGAGCAGGCTGCTGAAGACTACCAAGCCTTCATCAACGTTGTTGACAACGAAATCAAGGGCCTACGTCGTGACCTAGCGGTTGACATGAACCGCCAGATTTACGGTGATGGTTCGGGAACAATCGGTGTCGTTGCAGATGCAGCTACGGCTTCCCTTACTGTAGAGTTCGACTCAGTTCACTGGGTTGACTACGGAATGGTAGTTGACGTACTTGACGCTTCAGGCGCATTTGCACAGCTACACAATGAGGTAACTGTCGAGGCAATCGACACTGCTACCAACATCGTTACTTTCGACACCGCTGTGACTGTTGCCGCTGGCGACATCATTGTTCGTGCATCGAACGCAACAAACTCATACCAGAAGGAACTAACTGGTCTAGACGCTATCGTCTCTGCTACTGGTTCACTTCACGAGATTGACCCAGCCGACACCCCAGTATGGGCGTCAACTGAGGTAACTCTAGGTTCAGCAGGTACCCCAGGTACCCTTTCTGAGCTAGACCTAATCTCGCTAGTTCAGAAGGTTGACAAGCAGGGTGGTGACGTAGACGTATTCTTGGCAAGCCCAGGTGTATACAACGCTTACTGGAACCTACTGCAGTCATTCCGTCAGTTCACTAACACCGCTGCCCTAACAGGCGGACAGCGTTCATTCACATTCGAAGCATTGGGTAAGCCAATCAAGTTCGTGTCTGACTACGCTGCTCCAAAGGGCACCCTCTACGCTCTATCGTCCAAAGAACTGGTTATGAACCAGAAGAAGGACTGGAGCTGGATGGACCGTGATGGCTCAATGTGGTCACGTGTTGCAGATACAGACGCATACGAAGCTCGCTACTACTTGTACGCTGAGCTTGGTACTTACCGTCGTAACGCACACGCAAAGCTCTCAAACATTGCAGAGCTCGGCGGTATTTAGTAAATAACCCCAAAGGGAGCTGGTTCGTCTCGCCAGCTCCCTTTGGCATTTCTGTAAGATATAGGTATGGATTATATAAACTTCGCCCAGATAGATGGGCTTTACACTGACCAACAGCGTCGAGTAGCAGCACTAATCAAGGACATCTTCCCTACGGTTCGCTTGCTCCGCATGGAAGCTGGCCACCCCAACTTTGACCCCAAGAGGCCTTTTGCCCTCGTCGATGAGCCACACATGCTTCCTCCTTACCACATTAGAAACATGGCTGAGAGTGAAATAGACCACAGATTAGTAGCTTGGCTAGCAGATAACAACATGCATGACGAAAAATCGACCGCTAATAAGCTACAATTGTTAGAGATGTCACACGCTTTGCTCAAGGCCAAAGAAGAAGCAGAATGGCAAGCAGAGAAGGCTGACGTCCTAAAAAGTGCCATGCAAACCAAGAAGCACTCTTGGACACATGACGGCAAGACTCTAAGGAAGTAGCTATGCCAGCAGAAGAGTTTTCCTACACAGGTGACGATATAGCGTTCAGAGTTCGCTCCTCGTTTGGAGACTTCTCTGGAGCCCAGCTTAGCGACGCTGCAATCCTGTCTTGGATTAACGACGGTCAACGAGAGATTGTAAACAGCAACACTTTGCTACGTGCAACTAAGTATGCTGACATCGTAGAAGACCAACAGGATTACTCTTTCCCTGAAGATAAAGTTCTAGCCATCGAAGCTGTTTACGTAAACGGTTACCCAGTGCAGAATATTTCCCCCCAGGCTGCTCGTGAATTCATTATCAGTCTTGACCCTACTGGCACCTTAGATTCAGATAAGCCAGAAGTTTGGTATGAGCGTGCAGGCGTAATCACTTTTTATCCAGTCCCAAACACTAGCTACACAAACGGCCTAAAGCTTGAGTACCTAAAGTACCCAGTCTCGCTAGATGCGCTGACTGCGCCACTGGGAATCCCCGACCGCTACTTCAATGAGCTTGCAAACTACGTAACCTCAAACGCTCTGGAGTCGGATGAAAACTACGATGCTGCAAACTACAAGCTTCGTCAGTTTCGTGACGGCCTAGATAGACTTAACCTGAAAGATAACCTGTCGCAAATAGACCTCTACCAACAAATACTTCCCGACCCAGATGACTACATGTAATGTCAGCGATTATTCGGCAGCGCAGTGCAGTCCTCCAGAACTTTACTGGCGGGCTGAATAACTATTGGGACCAGTCTTCAATTCAGGATAATGAGCTAGCTAGTCTTATCAACTTTGAAGTAACTACTAACGGTGCGCTGACATCTAGGCCTCCTATTTGGATTGAGCACAACTCATCTGACGAGAACATTTACACTCCTGCCGAGAGTGAGCCAATTGACATCATCGGCTATTACGTCGAAGCTGGTGGCGCAAGGTCGCTTGTAGTTGTCACAGATGACAAGACTTGGGCTTACAACGTAGAGACCAAGGCATGGACTCAGATTGCAACTTTCAGGGCTACTGACTCGACTCAGTTCCAAAACAAAATTGTCTTAGCATCTTCTACCGCTGGTGCTGGTGGATTTTGGGAAGCTGGCACATTTACCAACACCAACACCATGCCTGCGCTTGGTGGTATCGAGCTGTTCCAAAACAGGTTTTTTGGCTATGGTATCCAAGGCACTAACACTGCTAACACTGTTTACTGGTCTGACATCACCACAGCAGGCATCGAAGATGAGTCAAACTCAATCTGGGACTGGCAGGATGAGGTTGGCTACTTTTACGTAGAAATTGGCGCTGGCGATGGGCAGTGGATTACAGCGCTGGCTCAGGGTTACAACGACCTTGTAGTCTTCCGCAATCGCTCAACCTACCGCTACAGCTATGGTGAACTTCCCGAAGAGGGAACCATGCAGGTTATGCAGCAGGACATCGGAGCTGAGAATAACCGTTGCGTTGTAAAATTTGAAAACGCTCACTTCGTGCTATCTGGCAAAATCTTGTACAAGTACCAGAACTGGCTTTACTACCCTTTGAACTCCGAGCGCGTGAACTTTGAGAAGCAAACTGACTTCACTCCACGTATCGAACACGCTCTAAGCATTGTCGGTAGAAGGTGTCTAGTTTGGCACGGTGGACGACTATATGTCTACAACCTAGACACCTCCACATGGTCTGAATGGGATTCAAACTCGAATGTTTCTTACTTTGCCACAATTCCAAGGCAGAGCGAAGACGAAAAAGAAGAGCTATTCTTCGGAGTTAGTGGCGACGCTGACATTGTGCACCCAGAGGCCACAGACTATGCCCTGTTTAGAACTAGGGACCGTGTGGTTGCTCCTGGCGCTGGTGCTGCAATAAACAGCGAAGAGATGACTTGCTCGCTACGTACTAAGATTTACGACTTTAATACACCTGTGGAATGGAAGAGACTTTACTTCTGGTCTGCAGATATCGCTACTGCCAGAATTGTTCGTGCAGTTGCCGTACCAGTGGCTATCACTGAAACTCCAGTCGTAGTGAACTGGGATGAGCTTAGCCAGGATGGCACGTACGATAACGGTTACTACACCTACGACGAACTAAGCAAAGAGGATGAATTCGACGAAACATTCTCTAACTGGGATAGGCCTAAGACTCCTGGCTCTGTAGAGTCCGTAATTGATGACTTCCCACTAGGTAGCCTAATTAGGATTGAAACCAAACTAGACCAGGCTCTACGCTTCAGACGCATCTACTTTGAGCTATACTTGACTTGTGATGGTACGCCTACAACCTCGCCAGCTCAGGTATTTAGCATGATTCCTATGGTGGGTA